AAGCCTCGCACTTGAATTTCGATTCGAAACCTATTCGCCCAGCCGTTCATTGTCAAATTATGGTGTGTAGTGTTGCTGCGCAGCTCTCTAACCCTTCACGCTTTAGGGTTCCCAAGCACCATTGACGAACGATCAGCCAATCAAAGGCTCTCACGTAATTCGGAGATTCACACTATTGAGTTGACCAAAGGATCGCGCCGGAATCATCCGGTCGAACGGCCCTCACTCAATCATGAGAGCCGTTCATTGTCAAGTCAGAGACCGAACTTGCACGGTTCGTCAAGCGTCGCGCTGTATGCACTCAGCCATTCACTGGCCGACCAATAGCAAACCGTGGGATCTTCGGCCGATTCATCGGTTCCACAGATCATGTTGCCCATGGTTGCACAATTCCAGCCCGGCTCATCCTCTTCAATGGCCGATGCGGTTGCGGGTAGCGCGGCAGTGATACCGATCGCGATTGCGATCACTCCTGCGAACCTGCGCATTCCGTTCACCTCGTTTCCGTGTTGCCGTTCATTGACAAGTGAAACGTTACCCAGCAGTGCCGTTCATTGTCAAGTCGTGGTGCGCATTCGCTGATAGGGGTGCATATCCGCCGGGGTGCAGGGGGCGCACCCTGGGCAGGGACAGGGGGTGCACAGGGGCACGGGGTGCAGGGAGGGGCACACCGCAGGGGGTAGGGGCAAGGGCAGGGGTGACCCTGGGTGGCGGGTGGGGGCAGGCAGGGGGTGGGGGTGGGGTACCCCTGGCAGGGGCAGGGGGCACGGGTGGGCAGAGAGAGGGAAAGCGCAGGGGCACGCGCGCGGGGGCACGCGCAGGGAGTGACCAGGGGGCGCGCACACACAGGGACAGGGCACGCGGTGGGGGCACACCAGGGGCAGGCTGTGCAATACCCGCAGGTCAGACGGGGTGCAGCCCACCCAGGGGGGCATACCCCCGCCCGCCCGCGCTAGATCGGCACGTAATGCGGCTGCCCGGTCCTGTACGGGTTTACAGGCCGCGAGTCGGCAACTGGAAGTCAGCGTCGATCGTGTCCAGCAGGTTCATGAGCTGGGCGTATTCGACCTCGAAGGTCAGGACGAATCGAACGCCGTCGTCATCGACGATCTTCGATGTCTGCAATCCGATGAGCGGACCCGTGAACGTCGTCCGCTCCGGTCCTCGGGTGACAGTCCAGGCACCTGCCGGTGCGCGGAGGTGGGGAGGACTCGTCCGCTTCTGCATCCACTCGCGACAGCGATCGAGCAGATAGTGCACGGCCGGGGTATCAGCGGTCGGATATTCGACCAGCTGCCGGTCGATGTGCCACGGGATCGCGTCATGGCCGCCGTAGTGGGTGGCGGTCACGAAAAAGCTGGCCCGGCGCATCTCTACCCGATAGTTGCCTCTCGATAGGACTCGCGCCAGAGGTACAGGCTCGGGTCGCCGACTCACGGCAGGTTGCGGTTTCGGCGAGAGAGCCACGGGGATTGCCAGCCCTTCCCGGATTGCCTCGATCATGTGCTTGAGCTGTGAGAACTCGATACGGAAGACGAGGACCAGCCTGTGGGTGTCCTCGGCGTATACCGAGATCCTGAGCCCGACGAACGGGCCGTAGATGGTGAGGAACTCCCGCGTCCGCTGCGTGCGCCAGGCACCCGGCCGCGCCATAGAGAACGGGGCGGCCCGCCGGGTGATCCACTGTTGCGCTTGTTCGAGGCCGGCCAGGAACTCCAGCTGGTAGGGAGGCCGGATGGTCACCATGCCGGGGCCGATCCGGACGGGGATCATCTCCGGGCCTTCGTCGTGGTGGGCGCTGACACGAACGACGGCGCGCTCCATCTCCAACCGAAAGTTGTCTGTCTGAATAACTCTGTCCATGCCCACCCTCTCTCGCTTTAGTTCGTATGACGTACAACACTTCATCCAACCGGAACGACCCCCGTTTTGCTGTGGGCTCCGCCACGTGGGGAGTCAACGGGACGGAATCGGGGGGTGCGGGACTCCTATATATAAGTGAGGGAGCGAAAGCGACCGAACGACCCTGTCGGGTCTTCCCGCAGCCCAGTAAAGGGCTGCCCAGGTTAGACCGGCCATCGAAGCCGGTCCAACTGGTATCCCCATTCCATTAGGAGGCCCATTTGTCCGGATGGGCCTCTTCGGACAGATCCACTCGACTCCCTCCTGATTGGGAGTCTCGACGGAGCCAGGTGCTCCGGAGAGATAAAGGGATCTGTCAGATTCACTTCGTTGGCTGCTGGAAGGCTGCCACCGAGATTGATCACATCAACCGCGGGGATGACCACTCTCTGCGGAACCTACGAGCGGCTTGCTCGTACTGCCATAGCAAGAAGTCCTCCGCCGAAGGTCACGCCCGGAAGGCGGAACTTCGAACCCGGAGGTTGCGAGTAGCACAGCGTCACCCTGGGGCTTTATGACGGGCCAGGAGCCCGTCCTCACCCAGGAGGTGTTCTGTGGGCTCTCGTGGCCCTGTCCCCAAGCGCTCGGACCAGCGGGTCCGGCGCAACAAAGATGAGGTGCCGGTCGAATCCGTTGAGGCGATCGGCACCGTAGCTATCCCCGAACTCGGGTTCGACGATCCGCATCCGCTGATCTTCGACCTGTATAAGTCTCTGTCCGAGTCAGCTCAGTCGAGGTACTACGAACCGAGCGATTGGCAGTTCGCGAGATTTACTCTCCATTTCGCGGACAAGCTCTTGAAGTCCGGTAGGCCGTCAGCTCAACTCCTGGCGGCAGTCAATCAGGCGTTGACCGACCTACTGGTTACCGAGGGCTCTCGCCGTCGCGTCCGGCTCGAGATCGAACGCGGCCAATCTGGTGCCGACGTGATCGACATCGCGGACCTGTTCCGCCAGAAGCTGGCTGAGTGACAGAGCCCGGCCCGGAGGGGGTTGAGCCCGCTACTTGCTCCCCCTTCCGGGCTGCATCCAACTACGTACGAAAGGAGTCGCTCCCGCATGGCTGTGATCGGCGATGAGCTATCCAGTGACACGCTGGTCCTCTACGCAGGGCGCGACTTCAAGTGGTCGTTCGAGAACCTGGACGAGCAGGGACAGCTGATTCCCTTCCCACCCGGCCGGCTGTTCTTCGAGTTCGACACCAGCCCCCTGACAACCTGGGAATTCGCGATCTCGGGGTCGCGGGCGGACCTGAAGGTCGAGCACCCGGAAGTGAACAAGGTCCCGGCCCGGACCAAGTGGCAACTGGTCTTCATGCCCGCGAGCGAGGCCGCCAGCGGCGGCGGCGATCCCGTCGCAATGGGCACAGTCCGGAGGCAGGGCTGATGCGGCTCCGCGGCTTTCCGCCCAACGGCCGAGTTGCCGTGTCGTATGTGGGCTCCCCCACAGGCGCCATCGTCGGACGCAGTAGGCCACTGGTCGACAAGATCCTCTCCGTGCAGGGGCCAACCGGTCCCCGTGGCCCGGTGGGCTCGGTCGGTCCGGCTGGACGCGGCTACTCCGCAGTGGGCTTGAAGGGTGAGGCCCTGGAGTTCTCTGCCTCGGACGGCACAAAGGACACGGTTACGGTCCCAACGATCACCGCGTCGGCGCAGTCCGCCACCAGTGCGGCACAGTCCGCCATCGACGCCGCCAGCTCGGCGACGGCGGCCGGTCAGTCCAAGACCGCCGCTGCCGGATCAGCAGCTGCTGCCGCTCAGTCCGCGAGGGACGCGGCGGCGGCCGTATCGAACGGCATCCCGTCCGCGTCTGCGACGGTGGTCGGTGGTCTGAAGCTCGCGGGGGATCTCGGCGGGACGTACGACTCTCCCACGGTTCCTGGATTGGCTGGCAAGGCCCCAAAGATCCACGCCCACCCCATCTCCGATGTGACCGGACTCCAGGCGGCACTGGACACCAAGCTGAATCAGGCACAGGTCGACGCGCGGGTCGGTGTCGGCACGGCCGCGCTCGTGGGCCAGGCCCCGACGACTCTCGACACCTTGAACGAATTGGCGAAGGCGCTCGGCAACGATCCGAACTTCGCCACGACTGTGGCCGCTCAGATCGGTGCGAAGGCCGACCGGGCACACACCCATGCCGTTGCGGACGTGACCGGCCTCCAGGCCGCGCTGGATGCGAAGGGCACCTCGAACTTGATCATCGGCACCACGGCGACGACCGCTCTCCGTGGTGACGCCATTCAGGTTGTCTCCTCCCTGCCCGCGTCGCCCGTAGCGGGTGTCCTCTACTGCATCCCGGAGTAGCTCATGCCCCTGTTCGCTGGCCCTCAGAAGCTCAAGACACTTCAGGTCGGTGGACAGAAGGTCAAGGAGGGCTGGTTGTGGAGCGGCTCGGCGTGGCAGAAGGTCTACGCCTCGGTTCCGCCGTTCTCTTTCGTCGAGGAGTTCAACACCGCGTACCCGGATTCTCTCGGCCCGGCTTGGACTTTCATCTCGGGCACCAAGGGACGAGTGGTGAGCGGTCATGCGGTGCTGGCTACGACCGGCACAACCGGCAAGGTGACCTCCTGGCATCGCCCCACCGGAATCGTTGCGCCGCAAGACGATGTGGTGGTCAAGTTCCGAATGACGGCACCGACGCCGTACGGAGCGGCCACCGACAACGAGACCGTAATCGCGTTGCGATGCACCGACGATGCGTCTATCAACGATGGCGTTTGGATCGTGTTGATGGGTGGCAAGTCCCGCATCTTCACGATGATCGGCGGAACGCAGGCGGCCCGTGGGACCGAAGGCACCTATCCCTTGGACGTCGATCTGGAGTTCCGGGCGATCGGTCGCACGTATTCGCTCGTGCGGACCGACACCAATGCCGTACTCACGTCCTGGACTGACTCGGGTAGCGCCACGTTGGTGGATGCAGCACATCGTGCGTTCAAGGTAGCTCTGACCGGCAACTATCCGTTTCTTCAGAAGCAATACAACTCTCCGGCGATCGACCGGATTGAGTGCATCCTCCCCGGCGCGTCCGACCGCTCGCTCAAGCGCAACTGAGCACGCCCCGACTTGACAATGAATGGAGTGCATCTATGCCCTGGAACGGCGACCCGAGCTGGCTGGCCGATGTGATCCGCGCCGAGGGCGTGGAGGTCCGCGAGTGGCGCGACCCGGACGGCACCCCGTGGCAGCAGATCGGCCACGGCGACTTCGGCAACGTCTGGGGCGTCCTATGGCATCACATGGGCGTAAATGACCAGGGGGCCAACGTAATTCGCAACGGCGTGCCGGGCCTGGACGGTCCGATCGCCAACATCCACCTGTCCCGCGACGGAGTAGCCACGATCGTTTCCGGCGGCGTTGCCTGGCACGCGGGCCTGGGTTCTTGGCCAGGCGTGCCGACCAACAATGGCAATTTCCACCTGATCGGTATCGAGATGGCCGGTAACGGCACCGATCCGTGGCCAGCGAAGTGCTGGGACGCCGCGGTGAAGATCGGCGCGGCCATCTCGCGTCGACTGGGCTACGGCGCTGACCGCAACATCGCCCACAAAGAGTATGCCGGTGCGGCACAAGGGAAGTGGGACCCCGGCAACTGGGACATGGATGCGTTCCGGAACCAGATTCAGAACCGCCTCGATCGAGGCGCACCGCAGGAAGACGTTCTCGACATGACCCCCGAACAGCTCAAAGCCCTCATCTTCGAGTGCCTGGACACCTACGTCGGCCCGATCGGCTCGGACGTGAAGGACATTCGCTGGCAGCTCGTCGGCGCGCGGGACAACATCCCCGGTGACATCGGCCTGTCGTATCCGGGTCACCAGTTCTTCGGCAAGGGCCGGACGCTCGATGACGCGGTGGCAGCGATCGGCGAGAAGCTCGGCGTGGACGGTATGCACGATCCGAAGGCTGGCGGGAAGTGAAGGCCCGCGCCGCTCTGGTGCTGACCGCTGTTTCGATCGCCTCCTACTTGACAATGAACAGTGGGGTAGCCGCTGCGGAAGGCCCCGGCTGCGAACCGGTGGCCTCCTTCGGCCTGGGCGGCAACATCGACCCGGACGCGAGCGTGTACGGCCCCGGCATCCGGAAGGTGCACTACTCGGCGTCGATCTTCCCGAAGGAAGCGATCACCTACGACGACTCGGTCCGCGAAGGCCGCGACAACATGGTCCGCGCCGTCGAGGATTACGCCTCGGTGTGCTCAGGCCGCGTGGTGGTGAAGGGCTACTCCCAGGGCGCGCGTGCAGCTGGTGACGCGATCGAGGTTCTCCAGGCCGGTCCGTATCGAGACCGGATCTCCGGCGTTCTGTACGCCGACCCGAAACACCCTGGCGGAGTTGAGGACACGCTCCGGGGCCTGTCGATCTTCGGTGCGACCTTCACCGGTGGCCGGGCCGGTTTCACGGTCCCGGTGCGGTCGGAGTGCAACCCGCGCGATGCCGTCTGCGACTTCCCGCTCTGGACCGATCCGATTCGGACTCTTCAAAGCATCGACGGCTACCTGAATGGAGCCCACGTCTACGACGTGAACAACTGAATTTGGAGGAGGTGAGGGAGTGAGCGCGGATAAGGAGCTACTCCCCGCCCCTCCACATATTGTCGGCCCTACCTGGCGTCGATATGAGCAGGGAGGCTATTACCTCCCTGAATTCTCCCTCGGTTGGGGGGTCATTAACTGGCTGGCCGAATATGCAAGGCAGCCGGGTGGCCCCCAGGCCGGCGGTCCTTTCCTGCCGACCTTGGAACAGGCTCGTTTTCTGGTCTGGTGGTACGCGGTCGACGAGGCTGGAAGATTCATCTACCGAAGTGGTCTGCTCCGCCGATTGAAGGGCTGGGGCAAGGACCCGCTTGCGGGCGCTATGGCGCTCGCGGAATTGTGTGGGCCGGTTGCGTTCTCGCACTGGAATCCCATTACCGGGCAGCCCGTAGGCAAGCCCCGGCCGTCTGCGTGGATTCAGATCGCCGCGGTTTCCCAGGATCAGACCCGAAACACCTTCACGCTTTTCCCTGCCCTGGTCTCCGACAAGATGCGCGAGACGTTCGGGCTGGATCTGAACAAGACGATTATCTACACCAAAGCCGGGGGAATGATCGAGGGCGTCACGTCCTCGCCATTGGCGTTGGAAGGCAAGCGACCGACCTTCGTCATCAAGAACGAGACGCAGTGGTGGGTCGAGACCAACGACGGGCACGCGATGTCCGAGGTGATCGCGGGCAACGTCGACAAGTCCGCCTACGGCGCGTGTCGCTCGCTGTCGATCTGCAACGCTCACGTGCCCGGCCAGGACTCCGACGCGGAACGGGACTACGACGCTTTCAACGATGTTCTTGCAGGTAAAGCGGTAGATACAGGCTTCCTGTACGACTCGCTGGAAGCGCCGGCCGATACCCCGCTGTCGGAGATCCCCTCGCCGAAGGAAGATCCCGAGGCGTTCGAGCGCGGCGTGCAGCTGCTGCGCGCGGGGCTGATGGTCGCCCGCGGCGATGCCGAGTGGCTGGACCTGGACACGATCATCGCCTCGATGCTGGATATCCGGCGTCCGGTCACTGAATCCCGCCGCAAGTTCCTCAACCAGGTCAACGCCGCCGAGGACTCCTGGATCGCCCCCTACGAGTGGGACACCGTTTTCCAGGCGACGAAGCTGGAGCCCGGCGAGCGGATCACGCTCGGATTCGACGGCTCCAAGTCCAATGATCACACCGCTCTGGTGGCCTGCCGGGTCTCGGACGGCTGCCTGTTCCTGCTGGGCCACTGGGACCCAGAGAAGCACGGCGGCGAGGTCCCCCGTGAAGACGTGGACGCCGCAGTGCATTCCGCATTCGAACGCTACGACGTCGTGTCGATGCGTGCGGATGTGAAGGAATTCGAAGCATACGTCGATTCGTGGTCTCGGACCTACCGCAAGCGAATTCAGGTGAATGCGACGCCGGGTAATCCGATCGCCTTCGATATGCGCGGCCAGGCGAAGCGATTCGCCTTCGACACCGAGCGATTCCTAGATGCGGTGCTGGAACACGAGCTGTCGCACGACGGCAATCCGGTTCTGCGTCAGCACATTCTCAACGCGAAGCGTCACCCCACGAATTGGGACGCCATCGCGATCCGAAAAGCCAGTAAGGACAGCAGTCGCAAGATCGACTCCGCTGTCTGTGCCGTCCTCGCATTCGGTGCGAGGCAGGAGTTCCTCATGTCCAAGCGCAACCGGTCCCGAAAGGCGGTGGTGTTCAAGTAATGGCTACCGCCGTTGATGTCGACAAGACACGGGACGAGATGCTCAACAAGTTCGAAGAGCAGCAGTCCAAACTCAAAGAGAACAAGGCGTATTACGAATCCGAGCGCCGCCCTACGGCGATCGGTATTGCCACTCCCCCGAACATGCGAGATCTCCTCGCGAACATCGGCTATCCCCGCCTCTACGTCAACGCCCTCGCTGACCGGCTCGAGCTGGAGGGCTTCCAGCTGGCCGGCCAGGACGAGGCTGACGAGCAGCTCTGGGATTGGTGGCAGGCCAACTTCCTGGACGTCGAAGCGACCCTGGGCCATGTCGATGCCCTGGTCCACGGCCGGGCCTACATCACTGTGGCCGCCCCGGACGAGAACGATCCGGGCGTCGACCCGAAC